AAAGACGCGAACACGGCCGCGATGCGCACCTACCGTGCCCAACGCCGGACCCGCATGGTCCCCGCAGGCCCCGCACGCGCCCACATCCGGGCCCTGCTCGCCACTGGCCACACCTGGCACAGCATCGCCACAGCCGCCGGCCTCCACACACTCACCGTCCAAGCCATCGTCGAAGGAATCCCCACCCGTGGAGAACCACCCCGGCAACACGTCCGCAAAACCACCGAAACCCACATCCTCAACGTCAGAAAAGACCTACCCCTTGCTGCCTGACCAGCAACCCACCCAAGACCTCCACTACCTCCTCAACCTCGGTGTGCCAGTGGACAACATCGCCCACCGAATCGGCCGCACCACCACCGCAGTCCGACACCACCTCAAGGAAGAAACCGAGCAGATGGAGCACCAGCCGTGAAAGACCTATCCGGCGTCGACGTGATCGTCAGCCCGGCACTTCCCGGCCCCGCACCGTCACTTGCGGAAGATACCGTCCGCACCGTACGCCACGGCCTCGCCAACGTCCTAGAATGGCTCGGTAAAGACGTAGGGCCGCTCCCCGGCGCAAGGACCCACATGGTGCAAGCGGGCGGCGCACTCTATGTCTCTGCGGAACTCTACGACCGACTGAAGGACCAGGCATGAGCGACAACGTTCACTTCTACGGCGGCCCGCTCGACGGCCAAAGCCACCCCGCCGGCCTGGCCGAAGGTGCGGACTGGTACGAAGACGAGGCCACGAACAGCGGCTACACCCGGGCCAACCCGACATCGTTCATCTACACCGGTCAACTCGCCCCGCTGCAAGGAGAAGCTACGCCGCAACCCTCCCCTGAGCACGGGCCCCTCCCAGAGGTCACCGTGCACGGCACCAAGCTCATGACTCTGGGCCAGCTTGCACAGTTCTTGGACGCAGCCAGGGCGGCCGGCTACCCCGATTCGCATGTCCCGCGGGTGGTGAACAGCTTCAGCGGCCGGATCCGGTCTTTGACCGTGAAGGACACGGGACGCGCCGACTCATAGAATCAGCCTCTATGTAATAGCTACTCGAAGTAGACTAGGAAGGTCACCCCGTCCCCACAACGAAAGTGACCTCCTCGTATGCTGCGCCTCTGCCCCGCCTGCACCACCCGCACCCAGCAAGTCGTCGACCCCGGCTGCCTCGTCTGCCAGGGCACCGGCCACCTTGTCCTTGGACCGGCCGCGCTCTCCGTCTATGAGGCCGTCGTCGTTGCTGAGGCGGTGGCCATCGCGCTGGAGGCCGCGGCCCGGGAAGCTGACATGGCCTTGTCGCTCTCCGACAACCGCACCGGGCCCGTGCTGGCCGCGTTGGAGGAACTGGCTGCCGGCGGAATCATCACCCACACCCCGGCCCCGCACCCCGCCGCCACCGTCACGAACATCACGCCCGCCCCGTCCCGCCGCCGCCATCCCCGGCCCCTCACCAAGGGTGAGCAGCTGTGCTTCGACTTCACCGGACTCTGGCCAGAGCCGCAAGACCGCCGCGTCATCACCGCGGCAAACCATGTCTACACCGAGCACGACCGGCCCCACGCCCGCGGCCTCCCCACCCTCAGCGCAGCCGGCCACCCATCCCACCTGGCCCGCATCACCGACCCCGCCGAACCCGGGACCAACACCCGCCAAGAAGCCCGCGACCGGCACACCAACCACCAACACGCCCAAGCGTTGATCAAAGCCGGCACACTCGCCGCGAAACGCAAAACCCGGAAGAAAGCAAAGGCCGCAGCATGACAACCATAGTGATGGTCGAGCACGACGGCGACGTCCTCATCGGCCACGACTCACGCCTCTCCGGCGGCAACTACATGGTCGAATCACCGCACCCCAAAGTAATCACCAACAACGGGATCGTCTACGGAGTGTCCGGCTGCCAGGCAGCGTTCAACCTGATCGCCCACACCACCATGCCCGGCCCACCCCCAGCTGGTGACACCGACCACTGGGTGACCGTGCACCTTGTCCCGGCTCTCCGGGCGGTCGTGGACAAGGTCGCGCCACGCCGTGGAGATGACCCCTTCGACATTGGGATCCTCGCCGTCGTCAATGGGGCCGTGTACGAATTTAGTGGCGTGCTGGGCTGGAACCATGCCACCACGGGAGAGTACGCGATCGGTTCCGGGGCCTTCTACGCCATCGGCGCCCTGTCAGCAGGGGCCAGCGTGGAGGACGCCCTCACAATCGCCGCGACCCACGACCCCGGCACGGGTGGAACCATCCACCTGACCACCGCCAACGCGCTCCTCGCACAGGCCGGCTACGTCCCGGCGGCGGCAGCGTGAACACGACGGCCGAACGCCTCACCACCGCCCTCGAACAGCTGGTGAAGTCAATGCAGCGTGAGGAAACACAGGCCGACTTCGCACTGGCCGGCCCGGCCAAAGGTTATGCCTGGTTGCGGGCCTTCCAGGCTTCGGTGTGGCGGCGGCCTTTGTCCCATTCGCGGATCGTGGCGAGGTCCCAGACGGGTGAGTTGCCGATCGTCTTGACGGGTGCCGGCAGATCAGCGGGGGTGGTGGTTCCTTCGCGGCGGGCACGGGCGGCCCTGGCCTGGTAGGTCCGAAGTGAGGGGATGGGGACGCCGAGGAGTTCGGAGAGGTCCTCGTAACCGCCAATACTTTCTGTACCAATACTCATAACATAACCGTATCAACGGGACCGGACATCCCACCCGCCAAACCCTGCCGAAGCCATGCTTCCAGGTATGAGCCGCCGCAACAACGCCACCACAGGTGCCAAAACCCTCGCTGCCCAGGAACGCGACATGAACGCCCTGCGCCGCCGCACCGACGACCCCGACGTGTCCTGGCAAACCATCGCCGACGAATTCGGGTACGCCTCCCGCGGCGCCGCCTGCACCCAAGTCATGAAGCACCACCGGGCCGCCCAAAAAGAAACCAGTGACGAATTCCGGGAAGCATGGGACGCCCAATTCAGCATCGCCCTCGACGAAATCAAAGTCATCCTCGACGGCGCCTACCCCATCCCCGACTACCTCGAAGAAGACGACACCATCGCCCTGATCGTCGAGGCCGTCAAAAGGGACGGGAAACTGAAGCTCGAAGCCATCGACCGGCTCGTGAAGATCAACGACAGGCTCGCGAAAATGCACGGCTTCGACCAGCCGACAAAGATCGAGGCTTCGGGCCCGGCGTTCACGGTCCTTGTTGACCCGGACATGCTGCCAGACGGGGCCACCGTTACCCGTGACGAAGACTAGGGCCTGGAAGTACCCCTACAAGCCGACAGCGAGGCAGAAGCAGGCCCACAAGTCCGGGGCGGACGAGACCCTGTTCGGCGGGGCGGCAGGTGGTGGCAAGTCCGAGTTCCTCCTGGGTTCCCTCGTCACTATGTGCCTACTCGTGCCCGGGGTGCAGGTCGTCGCGTTTCGGCGGACCTTCCCAGATCTGAAACGCTCCCTCATCCTCAAGCTCATGCCCAGGTTGCCGAAGCAGGTGGCCCGGTACAACTCCCAAGACCATGCCTGGAACTTCACCAACGGGTCACGCCTCGAAATGGCGTACCTCAAAAATGAGAATGACATATACAACTACCAGGGCGCTGAATATGCCCTGATCGCTTTCGACGAGCTGACCCAGTTCACCGAGGAACAGTACAAGTACCTGCTCTCTCGTGCCCGCGCCGGCGGGGCCGTTTTGGCACGGATGCGCCAACTCGGGCTTACCCCTGCCGTGATCGCGACGGCGGACCCCGGCGGCGTCGGCCACAACTGGGTGAAGGCCCGCTTCATTGACCCTGCCCCGCCCATGACGCTCTTCCAACTGCCCGCAACACCGGACGAACCCGACCCGCTAACCCGCCGGTTCATCCCGTCCCTGATGACAGACAACCCGCACCTGGACCAGGACCAGTACCGGCGCATGCTCCAAGCCATGGACCCCGTCCTCCGCCAAGCCCTCCTCGAAGGCAACTGGGACATCCTCGACGGCGTCCGATTCTCCCAATGGCGGGCCGGCATCCACGTGATCAAGCCCGAAGAGCTGCCGTTGAACATGCTCGGCGACGTCCGCTGCGTGGGCGTCGACTACGGCTTCTCCGCCCCGTTCGCGGCCGTGTGGATGGCAAAGCTCGCCGACGGGCTCATTGTCATCTACCGGGAGGCGTACGCGACCGAACTGACCGCAACCCAGCAGGCGCAGCTCATCCTGGACTCCGAAGCGCCCGGGGAACGCGACGCCGGCCACCACATCCCGGTCGTCATGGACCCGGCCATGTGGCGCCGCAACGACTCCTCCGCGCACAAAACCCTCGACAAGGACGCACCCCCGGTCGGGTCCCCCGCGCACGACTACATGAAAGTCCTGGGCCAACGCCCGGTCCGCGGCATGAACAACCGCAAATTCGGTGCCAGCCTCTTTGACGAGAAGCTGGCAGTCAAGGGTGACGGGCTGCCCCGCATCCTCGTCTACGACACCTGCCGCGACTGGATCCGCACCTTCCCCTCCCTGCCCCGGGCCAAGCGTGACCCTGAGGACGTCGACACCCACGCCGAAGACCACCTCTACGACGCCGGACGGTACGGCCTCGCCCACCTGTCCGGGAAGCGCGGCACCGGCGACCACACCGACACCACACCGCCAGCGGCGGCCCAAACCCTCACCGGGTCATTGTCACCGGCGAACTACTAGCCCCATCCCACCAGCCACCCCACCCTGGCAGCATGGTGGGTGCATGGCCACAGCAAAACCGAACACCTCCGAGACCGGGAACCCCGGCGGGATCATCGCCGTCGACAAAGGCTTCGCGACCGAAGCGCTCGAACAAAACGACGCCCTAAAGTTCCCGCTGAACATTCCCGTGTTCGACAAGATGCGGTCCACCGACGTGCATGTCGGGTCCGTGCTGCGCGCCATCCAACTCCCCATCATCGGTGCCCGCTGGGATTTGCAAGTTGACGACGTCAAACCCGAGGTCGAGGCCCTCGTCCGTTCGGAGCTGGGCCTCTCGAAGGACGGCCAGAAGCGGCAACGCCGCCGCCGGCAAGGAATTGTCTGGACCGACCACGTCCGCGACGTCGTCGGCTCCGTGCTGTGGGCAGGGTTCATGCCGTTCGAGCAGGTCTACGAGGTCGCCCCGCCCCTGCCCGGCCAGGAAACCCTGGGCCTGTCATCGATCGTGCACCTGCGCAAGCTCGCACCCCGCCTGCCGCAAACGGTCACAAAGATCGGCGTCGGGCAGGACGGCGGCCTCGACCACATCATGCAAACCGGTGTCGACGCGTCCAAGGATTTGAAGATCCCTGTCCAGAACCTTGTCTTCTACGTCCTCGACAAGGAAGGCGCCGACTGGTCCGGCCGGTCCCTGTTCCGGGAGGCCTACAAGAACTGGAAGATCAAGGACACCCTCATCACCCTGGACGCGCAGATCGCTGAGCGCAACGGGATGGGCATCCCCGTCGTCACCTACACCGAAGGGATGCAGGACGTCGCCTTGAAGGTCGCCCAAGACCTGCGCGCCGGATCAACGGCCGGCATCGCGGTCCCGCCCGGCGTGACAGTGCAGATCATGGGTGTTCAAGGGTCCACCGTCGACCTGTTGCCGAAGATCAAGTACCACGACCAGGAAATCAGCCGGAAAGCCCTCGCCATGTTCCTGGATTTGGGCCAAGACAAGGGCGCCAGGTCCCTGGGGGACACGTTTGTTGCCTTGTTCATCAAGTCCCTGCAAGCCGTCGCCGACCTGATCGCGGAGACCGCCACCGAGCACGTCATCCGTGACCTCGTCGAATTCAACTTCGGCCCGGACGAACCCTACCCTGTCCTCACCCCGGGCGACCTGGCATCGAATGAGCCAGTCTCCCCGGAAACGTTGAAGCTGCTGGTCAACGCCGGCCTCGTCACCGCTGACGGGCCGCTGCAGACGCGCATGAGGGAACGGTACGGGCTGCCTGCCGCGGAGGCGAAGGCCGCGTCCGCGGGCATGTCACCGACCGAACTCGCCGACCGTGTCACGGCCGCAACGTCACTGTTCCGTGCAGGCTACGACCCAGAAGCCGCACTCGCCGCCGCCGGCCTGGACCCGATCGCGCACTCCGGCCTGCTCCCCATCACCCTGAAGGAACCCGGCACGCCCACTCCCGGGGGCCCGGCGGCCGCTGCGAGTGCGGATGTGCAGTTTACCCGGCTGCTGGAACGGTACATGCAGCTGCGCGGCGGCCCCGATGCCTGACCCCGAGCTGCAGCACCTGCTGGTGGCCGCGGAGAAGCACGTCCTCCTGCGCGAGCTGGAGCAGATGGTCATCGATGAAGAAGTGAAAGCCGGCCTATCCATCCCCGGCGCGACCCGTCCCCTGTTCGCGCATGAGATCGGGTCCCAGGTCAGGTTCGCCGAACTGGACGCCGCCGAGACGGAGGCCATGAAGGAAGTCGACGACGTCTTCACCTGGCTGGACGGGGTCATGGTCGCCGGGATCGTGGGCGCATTCCGGGCCGGCCGCACCTACACGGTCGAAACCGCCGCTGACGTCTTCCTCGGCCTGGCCGCCACCCAGCCCCGGCCCGTGCGGCGGGCCGTGAAAGCCGCTGTCGGAAAGCTCGCCCTGATCCTCGCCCGAGTCCATGCCCGGGCCGGGAAGATCGTCCTGGACGAGGCCGCCCGCCAAGGCGTCACCACCCTCCCCCCGGCCCCAACCGTGGCACCGGGCCTATACCGGGGCAACGCAGCCTCCGCTGTCGCCTACCACTGGCCGCGGCTCACCCACGCCGTCGCCAAGGATGTTCTCACCCCCGGCGCCGTCGACATCACCCGCAACACGGTCACGAAAACGGCCGAGAAGGTGGGCACGGCTGGCGCCCAGGACGTTGCCAAGCAAGGCATCCACCAGGCAGGTGGCACCGGCCGGTCCGATACCGCCGGGCAGCTCCCCATCGAAAAGGTGTGGGCGTCAGAGCTCATGGACGGCCAAACCTGCGCCCCCTGCTCCCACGTCGATGGGAAAGAATACGCGACCGAAGCCGACGCCCTCCTCGACTACCCCCAAGGCTGGTTCGACGGTTGCGACGGTGGCCCACGCTGCCGCGGCACCCTCGTCTACCAGTTCAAAGTCGACTAAACCCGGCCCGTCCCACACGGCGAAACGGCTGGCCGCCATGGTGCGGGTATGGGAAAACTTGCCACTGTCAAAGACGTGCCGCTGCTGAAAGTCGGCACCTGGGACGCGTCCACCGGGAAAGCGTCCGTCACCGAGGAAGACCTCGCCGACATCCTCGACGCCTACTCATCCGGTGAAGTCGACCTGCCCGTGATCAAGATCGGCCACCTCGACCCACGATTCATCGACCCCGTCAAGGATGGGGAGCCGGCGTACGGGCAGGTGTCGAACCTGCGGACCATCGACGAGGGGAAAACCCTGGTCGGGGACTACATCAACATCCCCGAAGACCTCGCGTCCAAGCTGGTGTCCGCATACCCCAACCGGTCCGTGGAGTTCTTCCGCGGCGTGAAGCTCAAGGACGCGGCCGGGAAAGTCGTCAAGACATTCAAGGTCGTCCTCACCGCCGTCGCACTGCTGGGTGCCACAATGCCGGCCGTCATGGGCCTCGGTGACGTGCACGCCGAGTTCAAGGCGTCCGACACGGACGGCGGCTACGCGCTCTCCGCCCAGCAGTTCGGGTTCCCGGGCAACCTGACCGGCAACGCCCTCCGTGAAGCCCTGGACGGGGCCCTCCGGGCGGCCATGAAGGACGCCCAGGACGGTGAAGAACCGTGGGGTTGGGACGTGTGGGTCATGGACTACGACGACACGAACATCTGGTACCGGGCCGACGGCGTCATCTACCAGCGCGGCTACACCATCACCGGCGGTGCTGTGACCCTCGCGGACACCATCACCCCCGTGGCGGAGGAACGCGCCTTCAAACCGATCGGCCCGCCCGAACCGGCCCCCGTTCCTGACCCGGCCCCCGACACGCCACCCGTCCCACCCGGCACGGCGGCATCCGCCGAACCTACCAATGACAGCACCCCCCGGGGTGATAGCAGCACTCGAACGAAGGACACACTCACTGTGGACATCATTGCCAAGCTCCGGGAGCTTTTCGGCCTGCCCGCTGACGCCGACGACCAGACCATCCTTGACGCCGTGACCGCGGCCAAGACCGCCGAAGACGCCGCAGCGGCAGCAACGGCCGCCGCGAAGGCAGCCGACGAAGCTGCCGGCGGCGAAGGTGCAGGAGCGACCGGGACCGCCGCGGCCGCCCAGCCCGTCGAACCGACGGACTCCGTCACGGTCTCCGCCGTCGCGTTCTCCAACCTCCAGGACACCGTCCAGCAACTGGCCACCCGCAACGAGGCACTCGAGAAGGCGGCCACGGCAAAGCGCCGTGACGAGATCATCGCCACCGCCCTCTCCGAAGGCCGCCTCACCGCCCCGGAAACCGCCTCGTGGCGGGCAGCCCTCGACACGTCCGAGGAAACCACCGTCACCCTGCTGGCGGCCCGCACCCCCGTCTTCTCCACCGTCGAACTGGGCCACGCGTCCAACTTCAACGCCGCTGGTGAAGCCCACGCTGAGGCCCTCAAGGCCGCAGAAGACCGCGCATTCGGAATCGGCTAAGGAGCACACCCAGATCATGCCCAAGAACACTGCAGTCCCCTACTTCCAGGCCGGCCCCTTCACCGGTATCCCCACCGCCGACGTCGTCGGTAAGCGGCTCGTGTCCTACGCGCCCGGTGGAAAGGGCACCGCCCCCAACATCGTCACGGCCTCCGCCGGCAAGGCTGTGGCCGGTGTCGCCGCCCACGACTCCGCCGCAGGTGTGGCGGTGAATGTCGAATCCAACGGCGTCATCCCCGTCACCGCCGGTGAAGCCCTCGCCGCCAACGACCGTGTCGCCGCCGGCGCGGCCGGCGTCGCAATGAAGGCCGTCGACCCCGCCGTCGTGATCGGCATCTGCACCGCCGACGCGGCGATCAACACCGACGCCCCCATCCGCCTCTCCTAGGCCCAACACACTTCATTTACGGAAAGCGAGAACCGCCGTGGGAAACTACCCCGCAGGTCAGGTCAACATCAACGTGGCCGACTTCCTCAAAAACCCCTCCCGAGTTGAGCGCGTCGTCCGCGACCTCACGAAGGAAAAGACCATCGCCGACTACGCCTTCGGCCAGGGTGACGCCAAGGACGGCGCCGTCGTCTATGACGAAGTCATTGGCAACCCCGACGAGGCCGACCGTGATGTGGAAGTCATCGCACCCGGTGCGAACTTCCCCGAATTCAGTGTCCTCGACGAGGAACAGAAGATGGACAAGGTCTCCAAGTACGGTGGCCAGTCCTTCCTCACCGCCGAGGCGATCCGCCGCAACGACGTCGACACCCTGAACAAGCGCCTGCAGATCGTGAAGAACCAGATCATCAAGCGTGTCAACAAGGTCACCGTGAACGCCCTGGTCAACCACACCAAGATTCGCCGCGTCGCACTCACCACGACGTGGGACACTGTCGGGTATGACGTCCTCGGTGACATCTTCGCCGGGAAGGCCCGCATCGACGACTCCGATATGGGGTACACGGCCGACCTGGTCCTGGCGAACCCGGACGACGTCCAGCGTTACCTGCTGGGCCGCAAGGACATCCGTGAGCAGCTGCCCAAGGAATCGAAGGACCTGAACCCGGTCCTCTCCGGCGACCTGGGCAACCTGTGCGGTGTGGAGTGGATCAAGTCCGCCACGGTGCCGGCCGGCAAGCTGTACATCATCAACAAGGGCATCTCCGGGTCCGTTCGTGACGAGGAGGGTGGCGTGAAGACGAACGTGTACGAGACGCCCATCAACCAGCGCACGTACATCCAGGGCTGGCGCAGCATTGTCCCGATCATCACGGACCCGCTGTCCGTGGTCGAGCTGTCCGGATTCGCGGCCTAGCATCATGGCCGCCAAGACTGGCGGGAACCGTCGCGCACCAGCAGCCCCCAAGGCTGCTGGTGTCGGCGTATCTCCCGCAGACGTGCAAGAATCCCTGATCCCCGCTGGCACCCCGGCGGACTCGAGGGTGGAATCATCTTCCGTGGTCGAAGTGCTGGCCTCCGTGTCCGGCCTACCCGAAAACGTTGTTGAAGAAGTCGCTGCCGAAGTGGCCGCCACCGCCGCAGCCACCGAGGAGGCTGCTGTGACGGACGCGTCCTCGGAAGGTGCCGCCGACGCCCCGGTGGAGGATGCGGCCGCAGAGGACACCACC